CCTGGTTAAACTTAACATCTCCTAGTAATTGTTTTTGTTCTTCTAACCACTTCTCATCTCTACCTGGTATCTCATAGTAAGGTATAAACATATTTTCAAATCCGTTTACGCCTTCTACAGATTCATTCCAGAACTTCCAGAAGTGATTGTAACCTAGTGGTGTAGATGTAAGTAGAATTTTAGTTGTCTCACCAGCAGAAATCGTTGGATAAACAGAAGTAAAGAACTCATCTGCAACGTTGTTAGGTATGATTGCTGCCTCATCAATGTATAGCCAGTTTACAGATTTACCCCTGATAGCTGCTGCTGTGGTTGCTGCTGTTAATACTTTACTATTGTTTTCTAGTTCTACGTCACCCTTGTTCCATGTCTTAACACCTTGTTGCATCCACAAAGGTAAATTCTCATACATTATTTGATATCTGTTTAATACTTCTCTTGCAGCTGCTGATTTGTTAGCCATAATAGCTACTGTTTTATCTTCTTGGAAAATTGTATAATGAAGAATACATGCTGCTGATGTTACTGTTTTGCCTTGTTGTCGTCCTTCCATAAGAACAACACGTCTGTTATTCATTATAACATCTACTTTCTTCTTCTGGCAATCATATAGTTTAAATGGTTGCAGGCCTTTATCCAATGTAATTATCTTTACATAGGTTTCTATAAAATATACAGGGTTCTCCTTACACTTAACATACTCTTTGATTTCTTCTTCAGAAAAATCATGTTGATATGCTAGTGGTTTAAGATTCGGATTCCCGTGGTAACTGTTTCCTTCCGCTTGTGTCATTCTTCTTTTTCTTTACTCTCTTTGCTCCCAGAACCTGTAATAGTTTCTGGTGTCTGCCTGATTTCATGATTTTGTGGAATCGTGTTTTCTTGATTCGTTTCAACATCTATAATAGTCTCCTCATCATTCTTTATTGCCTTTAACAAATCTTTTGTACTGCCAACAAATAGATTGTTTTGTGTTTGTATTTTTCTTGCTTTAGGATCTTCGGCAGTAATTCTTTTATGTTTTTCATGTACCTCTAACATATCTTTTGCTGTGTCCTGCAAGTTCTTTATTAATCCACCAGCCACTTCATAAGCACGTGGTTGGTCAGAATTTCTTGCTATGTGCAATATGCCTTGTATTGCCTCATCATTATATGACTCTGCCTGTTTTAATATTGATCTAGCGTATTCTAAATCTTCTTGCTCATTCTTTTTATCTAAAGAATCTTGATCATCTCTAGATATTTCAACGGCAGGTAAATTCTTCTCGTCTTTTGTCTTACGCAAATTAGTTTCTAATGCCTTTGTAACTTCCTTTGTATTGAACTTTTTATCTAAGTCCTCAAAAGGATTCTTTTTAGTCTTCCCATCCTTCATCAAATTCCTCCAAGAATGAATATGTGTCTAATACAGTTGCCGTAACAGGATCAACAGAAGTAGATACTCTAACTCTGTTTGTTTTGTCTGTTGTACTTAAATTTAAGTTCGGATCGTTATATACTTGTGCAATCGATTTCTTAATAACATCAACATTCGACACTTTGCCATAAAAATTTAATCTCATTGTAAAATTAAGAGTCCAAACAACACTAAGTCTGTTTGTAAACTCTCCCTCATATGAATCCTCATAAACCACATTATCTAATGTTATTTTAATATCTCTTTTAATACCTAACTCTGGTAAATCATTAACTGTAACATTAAAGTCAGGATTAAAGAACGGTAAAATTTGTTCTATAACCTGTAAACCATCGTCTTGATTCTTCGCAAATATATATAAGGCCATATTCATGTTATATGGCACTGAACTAAATGACATTCTTACTGTATTAGTATCATCACCACTACCTATCGCTTTGTTCTTTTGTATAGCAGTGGTTTTTCTTCCTGGATCATATTGTAAACCATCAATCTCAAATCCCATTCTAGGTAGGGAAATTGCTACTTCGCCTCTGGTATCAGTACCTGTAACTCTAGCAATTCTTGTCATGAATTTTTGTTTAGTAGAATAAGATAATGGCACTTTAAGAGCTTGTGCTACTGCACCAGCACTATTTTTCCTTTCAATATTAATATCATTGAATATAGTCCCGAAGGCAATAACTGCCTTTCTTATATGATTGTGGTAAAATGTTGCGTCTTTAAACACTTATCTCTCCAAATGGGTTCTTCTCACTAAAGTCTAATATACCTTCAATAGATGCCAAACTATCAAAATCATAATTGTCAACAGGTTCCATCTTGTTAGTTGAATATGATTCACTAATAACTGAACCACTATCTTCTTTTAATATTAATGTTCCGTCTTCTTGTAGTAATTGGAACTCTAACATGTCTTGAGAGTATGATGTTTCTAAAGCATCTATTTCTGTAATGCCAGTATCCATATCCTCTGAACTGTATTCGAATAAATCTGCTTCTAATCTAAACACATAAATTTGGTTTAACTGATAGAAAGGATTTTGGAATTCTACATATCTTATCTGGAATAATGATTTTGTTTTTGCTAAATAAATTAAATCGCCTTCTGAAGGTCTTAATTGTTGAGTAAATGTTCCACCACTTGTGGATACCATATCTTCCCAACGTCTTTTAGCAAGAACAAAAGTTGCTCTATCTCTAACTTCTAATCCAAATCTAGTAAATAGATCTCCTTCACCCTCATATCCTTGTATATTATCTAAATACATCTCTATTGGATACGCTTGAGTAAATTTACTCAATTGATCCTCATCAAAGATTATATCTTTATTTACTAAAGTTCTTGGAAGGTAATAACAATCATGGCCATATATTTTTAAACTTTCGATTATAAGGTCTTCAACTAACCTTTGTTCGTTTGTTGTGCCTTGACCGTCACCTTTTTGGAAGTAAAAATTCGTTGGCATCTCACTATCCTATCATAAATGTTGGAGGCAGTTCATATTTTTTCTGCATCTCTTCTTCTATATTTGCTATCTCCTGCTGTGCTTCTTGGAATATATTATCGCCATTTAATGTAACCCCGCCTGGCATTTGAATACCTGAGAACTTACTCAAGTTAGCTCCCCATTGTTTTTTAATTAGGGCAGTGGCATATTTTTTAAGGAACATATCGTCATAAACTTCTGTATATGTTGCTGGATCTAAAATAGCATGTGCTTCTGCAACAATGTAGTCTCCTACATTATAAGTTTTATCCCAATCAGTATCAATATATAATTTGTCTGTTTTCCTATTCCATCTTATCTGTCTTTCTCCAGCAAGGAGTTTTTCTAATGTTGTTAAATGGGATTGTACTACAGTATAATATACCATGTCTGCTCCCATTAAGTTGTATAGATCGTTCATTCTAAACTGATACATTAGATCAAATAGTTGTCCATCTCTTGTATTGTTTGTTGCTGCACCACCAAAGTTAAATACTCTGGTTATACCTAATATATTATTACTAACAGGTATATAACCTTTCTCAATATCGCCTTCTGTATAATGATCTGTTGTATGTAATGTTCCTGTTGTTCCTGTAATTGAACCTGTAATAGTTTCTGACGCTACGAATGTTCCTGATTTAATTTGTTCTACTGTAATATACTGTCCGGAAACAGAATCTACGACAGCAGTTGCTCCTGATGTGGAGCCTGTAACTGTTTCGTTCCTTTCAAAGTTTTCTGCTATATTAGTTGTAAGTTTTAATGTAGAACCTACTATCTGATGTTTAACATAAGTTCTTTCTGAGCCATCGAAATGATATTCATTCCAGTATTGTAAGGCATCGTCTATTCTATCTGATACTTGTTGCTCATCAACATTAATATCAATAACAGGAGCACCGAGTCTCCTCATACAATAATCTGTTAAATCTGTTCTACTAGCTAATGCCATTGTTGCTCCTAGTTAAGTTTAGTACCACTAGAATTATATACTGCGATACCATTGATTGTAGTTCCGTCTGAACTTAAACCATCTCCTAATGTTGCAAATGCTGTTGCTCCTGCTGAGTCATCCCATATCATAAACTTATCTGCATCAGGGTCTGTTAATGATTCAAGTCCTAAGTGTGAAAGTGCAACTGCTGGTGCCCAACCTTCTCCGGCTGAACCAGAAACTGCTAAACCTGTTCCTGCTGTTACATTAGCAACATAGTTACCTGTTGTTCCTGAACCTAATGCTACGTCTGCTACTACCAAGTCAATTGTGTTATCACCGTCTTCGTATGTTGCTGTAATACCTGTTTCAGTATTACTTGAGAACATAGCTCCTACTGTATCAGCAATATATTCATTAAGTGCTGTTCCGTCTACTGTATAAGCATCTGCTTCTAGTGTGCCATCAATGTCTGCGTTACCTGATATATCAAGTGTTGCTGATACTAATGCTCCACCAATTGTTAAGTCTCCTGAATTTGGATTATATGTAAATCCTGTATCAGTTTCTAATCCTTGTCCTCCAGTAGCACCATCAACAAATACAGGGAAAATACTTTCGTCTGTACTGTTATTGGCTGATATTGTAACATTCGTTGCTGTTGTCGCTGTTGTTGCTGTATCTGCATTACCTGTAACATTACCTGTAACATTACCAACTAAGGTAGCGTTTAAGGATTTATTAAAATTCCATCTATCATCT